AATGGGACGCGTAGATGACATCGTACGGGCCACCGGGGAATTTGATGTCCCGCATGTCGGAGAGAATGTCGGGGGAGTAGGTGGGGTCGATGTCGCAGGTTGTGATCAGCCAGTCGGAGTACGCGTCGGGGATTATTGTCGCGGGACCGGCCCCAATGTTGAGCAGGAGCTTGGGCATGGTCAGGACTTGCGCTGGGACCGTTGGCGCGCGCCTGGGGGGTTGAATAGACCCTGTTGTTGCTTCTTGTATTTGCGGTCCAGGATCGCGGGGATGTTACGGACGCGGTGCGCTTCCATGACGTACTGGTCGTCTACCGCGCCCATCGCGAACAGGCGGTCGGATTCTTCGATGCGCGACTGGCGGGACGTTGGGGTTGCAGAGCCCGCGTCGACTACTACCACGTACTTGAGGGGCACGGAATCGGGGGAGCCCGGTTCCTGGACGTTGAAGTGGCGCGCGGCCAGGAGGATCGCGGACTTCTTCCCGTCCTCGCCGAGGATTGCCATTCTCCGCGGTTCGGTGTAGTTGTCGATGATGAGGTCCGCGAGTTTGGCCGCTGTTTCTTCGATGGTGAATTCGAGGTTCCGGAGCGCGGACCGGATGCGGACGAAGGCGGCTTCCTGGATGGAGGTCATTACGCCTTGGGAGTTACGGGACTGGGCCATCGGGGTCGCGCCCTTGACGATCGCGGACAGGCCACTGGTGTTTTCCAGGCGCGAAATCCAGAAGTTCACTAGGTCCATGACCATCGCGGGCATGGTCGGCGGAGTCAGCCATTCCGGCTTGTTCTGCATCGCGGTGCTGCCACGGAGCCGCAGCCGTTGCCCTGGCCGGTTAATGACCGAGACCCGGCCCAGACCGGAGTTCGCGCCCTCCATGAAGATCGGATTACCTGTCAGCTCAGTGTTGAACTGGGCCGCGGTCAGCAGCCGGTTGATGTACATCTGCGGGTAGGCGAGATGGTCGACTAGCGAGATGCCGTAGAAGTCCCCGACATCATCAAAAACGAACCGGGAGTATGGATGGCTCGCGTGGGGGAACAGGTCCTCTGCCAGTTCATCCATGAGGATTTCGTCATTGCAGGTGACGACCACGCGCCAGGTCGACTTCACCCCCTTGACCAACTCCCCGTCTTCTTCCTCCGTCCAGTCCATGTTCTCTTTGAGCCAGAACTCGTAGACGATGTATGTGCCGGTGTCGAGGTCTGACGGGCCGGAGGAATTGGGGTTGGACCATGTGGAGTTTGCCCCGCCGAGATTGCCGGGGTTGGTCTTGGCGATCTGGGATGTTGAGTCCGAAACGTCGGGCCGTTCTTCGAGGGTCGTGACTGAGGATGGTTCACCGAGGACTTTGTGTGCCGTGTCGGGGAACTTGCGCTCCAGTTCGTCAGCCGACATCTTGCTGACTTCGATCATGTATTCGGAGTCCGCGAGTGACGTGGCATTGGGGTCCGGGAAGAATCGGTACGGGTCAATCCGTAGCATGGACGCGTTCCCGTAACCGTCATCCAGGTCATTATCCCAGACGGATTTCAGGATGCCGAAGGAGTAGAGGAACGCGTCCCAGAGCATGAGTTTGATCTGGGAGTCAAAATGCTGGATTCGCCAGTTGGAGTTGACGACATCGCCCAGGTCTTGTGCGAGGTTCGTGATGATGTCCGCGTGGGTTGAATGCGGGTCCATGACGGGCGCGAAGTCGATGTTTGTTTCCTGGTCGACCATCCAGGCGACCAAGCTGGAAAGAATCGGGTAGATTTCACTATCGCGCGGGCTCGGCATCCAGTTATTGCCCGCGGACGGACTGGTAATTCGGTTGTGCAGGATGCGGTAGTTGCGGTCCCAGGTGTCGTACCGGGACTTCTTCTTGGACTGCGCCAGGCGGAACAGGTGGGCGAGGCGACGGGCGAGGTTGTATTCGCGGTCGCGGACCGGGTTTTCTGCCGGTGGGACGAAGACCATTACGACATCGCCCATGTGGAGTAGAAGATACCGTTGGTGTTCTTGTAAGTGGTATTGAACGTCGATCCCGGAATGGACCATCCATCAGCGTCAAACCACACCTGATACGACAGACCTTTTGCCAGTCGAATCCTCTCGCAAGACTTACAAATAGGCCAGTCCTTATGCGTCCGACTCCGGTTCATGTACCGGCCACAAAGAGTCTTAAACTGATCCCTATTTCGCCAATGAGTAATCATTACCTACGAGCCTTCTTTCTCTTTGACGCTCGGACTTGAACGGCACGGCTACTCGCGCTCCCCGCGGACCTTGGCGTCATGGTACCCGCGCCTGATTTCTTCCATGCCGGAGTCGTCTTTTGGCGGCATTTCGCGCGGGTCGACGGCCACATACTTGTGGTCTAGCTGGGACTCGCGGCCCGTAATCGGGTCAATTCTGGGCGCGGACGCGGAGTCACTTGCGCGGGAAAGGGCACTCTTGAACTCTGCCTCATTCCGCACGTACTGCCCAGTCGCGTAATTGAAATGCGGCTGGAAACTGGGCTTGAGTGCAAACCCATATTCGCGACGCAGAGTGTCCCCACATACTGGGCATTTACCCGCGGCGTCCTTGTGCTTTGATTCCGAACTGGCACCGCAGTTCTGGCATCGAAATTCGTAGGTCGGCATTTACCCCACATCCTGGTATACATCGAATGGAATGACCCCGGCCTGCCCGCCGCCGCCGATCATGAACGGCCCCTCGTAGAAGCACGCCATCGCGTTAATGCACAGCGCCATCACCGCGTCGTCATGGTCCTCGTCGTTGGCGTTCGACATTTCGCCATTGTCGAGGAACGTGTAGTTGAACATCTGGGAGTAGGTCTTGCGGTCGTGGATGGTGATTGCGTGCTCGTAGATGAGTTTCTGGACGCGGCCCACGGCCTGGAGTTTGCGGTTGCCGTTTGTGGACCAGCCGTAGTTCATCGCGGCCTTACCCGGCGCGCGGTCATGCCAGCGGTGTTGCCACACATTCGGGTACCCGCGGTCCAGGATGAGGGCAATGGTCCCATACCCGCCGCCTTCGACCTCCGGGCACAGCATCGCGTTGTTGTAGTACTCGCCTATCCGCATCATTACTTCCGCGAATGAGGACGGGTCGATGCGTCCGTGCCATACCGCGACTTGTTCCATTGTTTCGCGCGAGAATACTTGGACGCACGCGGGGTCGCCGTCGACTGTCATGGACGGGTCGCCACTGACCATGTACCTGTCCTCGCGGCCATCGCGCGCCGGGGCGCGGAAAATGGTCAGCCCCCCGGCCTCATCCGCTTGCCACTTGACCTTGCCGTTGTCGTTCCGGATGAGGGTCCCGCGGTAGCCCTTGGCTGGCTCATAGCACTCTTTGAGGAACTGGGGACTGAAGACTGGCCTACCCGTGGCAATGAACGCGTCCTCAGGTGTCGACGGGTATTCTTGAAGCAACATCGCTTCGTCGCCATCTGCCCGATTCCCCAACGCCCACCGATACCATTCGATGTTCTCGTAGTCGGCACCTAGGGAGATAATGTGCCGTTCGTCGGCAGTTAACTCCTGCGGTATGCAGAGGGTCGTCTTGCGGCGATACTCGTAGTGCTTAAACCACGGGAAGAACAACGGGACGTAGTCATTGTCCCCGGCTTCTGCGGCTTGCCATCTCTCATGCCACCAGTTACCGACCCCGTTCGCGGTCGATTCCAGGACTTCGATCGTCCCGTGTTCGTGGGGTAGCGTTTGTTCCAACCCACCCATAAGACCTCTCGGGTCTTGGTAGAAAGCGCACTCCGTAGCGTGGATCGCATGGAAAGTAGACCCGCGTCCACCGCGTGACCCCGCTGTTGCTACCCGTAATGCACTGCCAGTTTCTACCCATTGCAACTGCTTTCTCGTCGCGTACTTCTGCGTGTAATGGTCCTTGAACGGCCACGTATCCCAGTATGTCTTCGTCATGTTGAAGATGTCTTCGGCGGTGTCGGAGCGGTAGGCGAGGATCAGGCCATTCACTCCCTTGTGGATGAACGTCCACCAGAACAGGATGCCTTCTGTGACAGTTGATATACCAAGTTGCCGCGCTTTGAGGACAATGATCCGTACCGGCAACCCCGCGTTGTACTGCCGTTCTACCTCATCGACTAGTTGGTTCTGCGCCCATGCGAATTCGTCACCAGTCGTCAGATTCAGCTTCTTGTATTTCAGTTGCTTCGTCTTGATCGTTAGCTCCGAGAGTAATGGGCGGAGGTTCAGCGACATGGAGTGTCCGTTGGTCGTGGAGGATGCGGTCTAACGCCGCGCGGGATTCTTCTTGGATGGAGGCCGTTTCGGCTCCGATGAGTTTGGATGTTGACACAGAGGCCACCATTTTGGCTACCTCTAGTCGCGCGGGGATGCTGCCGTGGTCGAGGACGTACTCCATGACGGTGAACGCTTTGGAGATGACGCGGCGGGCCTGGTCCGCGAGGTCGGCGTCCGGGTTGGAGAGGATGGTCGACGTGATCGTGACCGCGGGCTGGATGTCACCAGCCAGCCGATTAGGGGGCATCCTGGCCCTCAAATTCGTCGGAGGGGCCATCGGCGCGGGTGAGCGTCATGCGCAGCGGGAGGCCGCTGTAGCGGAGGTATCGGACGAGTCTGGCGGCTTCCGCGTTCGGGATGGAGATGTCGACGTGGAGGCTGCCGTGCCGGTCGAACTTGTTGGTGTCGCCCAGGTGGCAGTCGACGGTGATGTCCTCCCACCCGGAGTAGAGGTTCTGGTACGCGAGGATGTCGTGCGGCGGCTGCCAAGTGTCAGCCGTTCGCCCAGCCGGAACGCCCATCCTGCACCCCTTCCCATTTCAATTCGGGGCCGAGGTCCGCGTCGGTGACCTCGCCAAGTAACTGCTCCCAGCGTTGCTCCAATTGTGGCCCGATTCCGCCGTAAACGTTGTCCTGGGGCTCGGTGATTGTCCCCTGGTCCACTGGCTGCCCGGTGCCGGTGACGGCCCTGAGAGCTTCCGCTATCCCGTCCGCGACCACGCGCGCGACGGCCACCTCGTTACTGACCACTGGAGGGGCCGGAACTTCTGGCACAAACTGCGCCTCGATCCGTTCGCGCGCCCATTTCCACCCCGCGTATCCGACCACCGGCAGCACCAGCCACGGCAATCCTGCCAGTACCCAAATTACAACCATGTCCCAACCCTACCATCCCCGGTATTTTACGTCCAGACGTAAGATGCCGGTAGGCGGGGGCCGGAGGTATACGCACGGGTGCCCGCCGCCCGGGCGATGGGGCAACGGGGATAGGCGTACTGGCAACTGCCCGCGGCCATGCCAGCTTGCGAGTGTCAACCTACGAATGACTGTGTACCGGGGCATATGTCGGTAGGTGGGTAGGAATGTGTTGACAGATGAGAGAGGATGAGTACAATGGACCGTATGACAAAGTACAAGTGCTTGTGTGAGAGCACACAGTGTGAGCACCACTCAGAAGACGACTGTCACACAACTACCGGCACGTTCATACAGACCCGCCAACTAGGGTCAGTGTGTGCAACCTGCTTCCGTAACTATGACGAGGCGGGCTACCCGCTGACGATCGATATCGCCTACTGCCTACCTAACGCGTCATGCAATGGATGCGGCAACAACTTCGATCCTGACACCGGAGATGGGCACGCTACTTGGTGTGAACGCTACGAACAAGTCTAGGACGAAACCTAGCCTAGTGCTAGGTCGGTAGGTGAGTGCCTACCCTGACGAGTCCAGAGAGGTAGTAATGTTTGGTGGCAGAGATTGTGACGAAGTGATCGCCGCATTACGCGCAGAGCACGCGGCATGTAGGCGACGGCTAGAGCTAGAGTCGTGCCCAGCATTAGAGCGCGTGGCGCTGGCACTCACGAAGGACTGGCCGACCATGTACCGCGTGGATGCGATGGTCAAAGTGACAGACGAACACCCGCACCTGAAAGAAGTAGAAACGATGATTGCCAACCATCGGGCTAACCTGAAAGTAAACAACCGCGGACTTACCGCTAACTAGTCGAAACGCCGATATGGCGTCTAGCCGGAATGGTTACCGGCTACTGACGAGACAGACCGAAAGGAATGGGCGATGCGTACCAAAGTGAAGTGCCCGGAATGTGGGCGAGTGTTTGATTTGACGGACGAGACAGACGCCGAAGAATGGGCATACGGGCATGACTGCGAGGAACAGTGAACAAGACGGCGGCCGAACGACAGGAAGCACGCGACAAGCTCCTGACCTACTTGCAACCTGGTGATGACGTGTACGTCGTCAATCGACACACGTCAGCTAGCGGCATGACGCGATTCCTTGAACTATTCAAGATTGAGGACGGGACGCCGCATAGACTGACGTACTTAGCCGCCAAGGCCTTGGGGTGGACGTACAGCGACAAGTACGAAGCGATCAAGGTTGAGGGTGCTGGCATGGACATGGGGTTTCACACCGTGTACTCGCTCGCACAAACGATCTTCTACAGCGATCAGTTTGCAGACACCGTGATCGACGGCGACGACATTTCGCGTAGGGGTTACTGGCTTAACTGTCGGTGGCTGTAGGCCGGGCAACTCTCAGGACGAAACTAGCGGCCAGTTCGCTAGTCCACGCGTATGGGCGCGTGCTGAGGAGTCCGAAGGGGAAACACTATGGGAATGAAGGTAACGGAGATCACCGCCGCGCGTTGTGACCGGCTTCCCCCACTACGAACTAGTTCGCCGCTGGCCGGTCACGCGGCCCTAGACAAACAAGAAGCCCCGGACCTCACCAGTCCGGGGCTTCTTTCGTTCTAACCGCACACGCCAATGCACGTCATCACCTAGGGAGAGAAGTTCCGTATCTCCCTGCCGGGAGTATGAGGGGGCCACTGGCCGGTTGTCAAGACCATTTCTTTGTCACCCCGTCACCCACCCGAGGTGACGGGGTGCCGCACTAATCGGCCCTAACCGTACGATTTCCCGGAAGTCCTTGACACCGCCGCCGACCGGGCGTTTAATCCCTGACACCGACGAAGCACGCACGCCGCACGGGTTACCTCACTCCCTCTCACACAACTCAAGGGAAAGAAGTTCTACAATGCCGGAGCCTTTCGAGGGCTTTGATTCTACCCACGCGTACCATCGCCCAAACTCACGCGGCGAAACGATACGCAGGAGCGTGCGCCTACCTAAAGATGAGGTCCGCGCCATCCAAATCATTCAGGAATCCGGACACTGGCCGTTCAAGACCAGTACCGATGTCATCCTCGACGCGTTGTATATCGGGTTGCAGACTCGGCTCGCGAGTTTGGACACCCAGACTCCGATTGGCGAGATGATGAAAATGCGCTCAACCTTCGATGCCATGCAGGTTGAGCGCGATTCCGTAGCGGCGTCTAGTCAGGACTTGACCACGGCATGGTCGATGGCAAGGACTGATGAGGAACGCGCCAAGATCATCGCCGCTGCCCGGTCTGCACTACCGCACTTCTCGCCTGACGTGCGCGAGAGATTGACCCGAATGCTCGGCCTGTAGACAAGGACTGATTCATGGGCGGATCACCTTTCGACATTTGTATTGATACTGAGCTAAACCCGCTGCTGGCCGGATTGCCGACGCTGCGGCCCAAACAGGTTGACGCGATAGAGCAGATACTTGACGCGTACGCGCGCGGGGTGAAGCTGGTCGTCCTCGACGCGCCGACCGGGTTCGGGAAGACGGTCACTGGCGAGGTCGTGCGGAGGATGCTGCAAGTCCCGACTACCGCGTATCTGTCTTCTACCAAGTCACTGCAAGATCAGGTCGCGCGCGAGGGTTGGGGGTCCGTGCTGAAGGGCAGGGCCAACTACCAGCCTCAGAAGCCGATTACTAACGAATCCTGTGCGGATTGTACGTGGAGTAAGCAACAACCCAAGTGTCTGTTCTGTGAGAACAGGAACGATTGCCCTTACGGAGTTGCCAAGCTGGAGGCTCTCGCTGATCCGCTAGCTATTCTTAACTACGCGTACTTCCTAACAGAATGCAACAGGCCCAAGAGTGGCAATTTGTTGTCATTCACGGGCCGGTCGTTGGTGATTGCCGATGAGGCCGACCTACTAGAGAACGAGTTAATGGGCCATGTGAGTTTCGAGATTAGTAGGTTCCGGCTTGCATCCTGGAAGTGGCAACCGCCCGAGAAGGTGACGGTTGAATCGTCCTGGCAGGATTGGTTCAATGAGTACCTGCCGAAAATCCGCGAGAAGGTGTCGGTGTTGAGGCGCGAGGCGTTTGGGAATGGGCAGCAGACACTTTTGGACGGCCCACCGATGCCGACGAACAAACTGACTCGCCTGACGCGTGACCTGAAGTACGCGTCGGAGCTAGAGAACAAGATGAAAGTGGTAGCTGCCGGATTACAGGATGGCGGCTGGGTGTTCACTGGCCGAAACGAGGGCGTCGAGTTCAAGCCGATTAAGGTTGACAAGTTGGGGCGAGAGAAGTTGTGGCGGCACGGGGAGCGGTGGCTGCTGATGTCCGGGACAGTGATTTCGGCTGGGGAACTACTGGATTCACTTGGTTGGACAGATTCCTATGAATGGGTCAAGGTCGGGTCCAGTTTCCCGGTAGAGAACAGGCGCGTCCATGTGGTACCGACCGGCAACATGGGGAGGAAAACAGTTGAGCAAACGAAACCGCTCCTTGCCGCCGCTCTGGGTCGAATCTCCGCACGACACCCGGAAGACCGAATGCTCCTGCACACAGTGTCGTATGACCTTACGGATTATGTACGTGGTGTGTGCGTGGAGTTGGGGAGAGAAGTGTTCACTTACAAGACGGCAGGTGAGCGAGATTCGGCGCTACACGACTTTCGAGAGCAACCTGGCTCTGTCCTTGTGGCACCTTCAATGGATCGCGGTGTGGACCTCCCACATGAAGATTGCCGGGTTCAGGTCATATGTAAAGTCCCTTTCCCGAACTTAGGGGACAAGCAGGTGAGTGCAAGATTGTATGGCGGCGGTCGGTCAGGCCAGATGTGGTATTCGGTGCGGACGGTGAGGACCATCATGCAGATGTGCGGACGGGGGGTCAGGTCAGAGGATGACTGGTGTACGACTTACGTGCTCGACGATGCATTCCGAGACCAGGTGTGGAGTAAGAACCGGAATTTGTTTCCGCAGTGGTGGCGGGAGGGGGTGGTATGGGAATCAGTCTAGAGGACATTCCGTGTTGGGGTGACTGGGCGAATAATGCGGAATTAATGGCCGATGTCCAACTGCTTGGGTTCTTGGACGACGAGCATCCGGTGTGGGACGCGACGTATGGAATGGGCACGTTCTGGAAGATTCGACGGCCCGCGCAACTATTCGGGTCCGACTTAGCACCAAGTAAAGGTGTCGCGACCATCGACTTCACAGACTCCGGGTTCGCGGACAGGCAATGGCATTCCGTCGTGTTCGACCCCCCATACAAACTGAACGGAACCCCGGACCCTGAAGTAGACGAGATATATGGGGTGGACGTGTATACGCGTTGGCAGGACAGGATGGAGTTGATTCGGGCCGGGGTGGAGGAATGTGCGCGGGTTACTGGCGACGGGTTTCTGCTCGTTAAGTGCATGAACCAGGTGTCAAGTGGGAAGGTGCGGTGGCAGACTGATCTGGTTGCGGAAGCCGCTAAGGGGTTCGGGAAGGTGTGTGAGTTGAACATGCCGACTGGCAGACCACAGCCTAAGGGACGGCGGCAGGTCCACCCGCGGAACAATGTGTCTACGTTAATGGTGCTTAAGAGGGGGTGGTAAATGAGTGAGGAAGACGGAAGTCCAGAACAGGTTGACGCGGAGTTAGAGACTGACCGGGCGTTGGGAGTTATCCA